AGCGGATGCTAGGGCCGCGCTTCAGAAGGAGGCTGTTGAGATATGATTTGGAGGAAACACGCCATTCTCGCGCCACCAACCAATGAGGAAATGGCGCGAATGCAGCCGGAGGCTCTAGCCTCGCTCTACGACATCTATCATCAGGCGATAGAGAACAGCATACGCGACCCTTACAGGTATGGATTCAAACTTCCTCACTGGAAGAAGGCGGAGGAGTTGTTAGAGTCTTTCAATGAGATACTTGTGAGCGGCGGCAATAGATCGTCCAAGACAACGTGGGCAGCAACAGCCGTGGTAAAGGCTGCAATGGACAATCCCGGTAGTGTCATAATGTGCTTCGCGCAAAACGCAGACGTGTCTATTCGCCAGCAACAATGCGCCATATACGATGCTCTCCCTGAAGAGCTTAGAAAGAAAACCCTTAGTGCGGAGGAGAACATTAGCTACACGCGGAAGAATGGATTTTCCAAGAGTAGTCTAATTTTGCCGGGTACTAAGAGCCACATCATCTTCAAGACCTATGCTCAATTTCTTAACAACGATACTATTCTGGAAGGTGCGGAGTTGGGCAGTCGTGAACCGGTATGGCTCAATCTTGGGGCTTGGTGTGATGAATATCTTATTGGCCCTGAGCTACTACGCACTCTGCGTTTTCGATTGGCTACCCGTAACGCCAAGGTCATTGTTACGTTCACTCCGATTGACGGTTACACGGAGGTGGTTAGAGACTACCTTGAGAAAGCAAGAACTGTTGAAACCAAAACAGCGGAACTCCTCAATGACAGGCCGGTTCCGTTTATTCAACACGCTGCGAATGGCAATAGCGCAATCATTTATTTCCATTCAAAGGACAATCCGTTTGGTGGTTATGATCGTATTGCTCAGGACTTACAGGGCCGTGGCGAGGAAGAAATTTTAACGCGAGCATACGGCGTTCCAACCAAGAGTGCGTCCACTAGGTTCCCTATGTTCTCGCGGGAGATCAATGTCATACCACATGATAAGATACCGCGTGATAACGTAACACGCTACATGGTCCTAGACCCGGCTGGGCGCAAGAACTGGTTTATGTGCTGGATAGCCGTAGATGAAAGCGAAACCTACTACGTCTATCGTGAGTGGCCGGATGTTAATGTGGGAGACTGGGCCAAGTGGCATGGAGGACGATGGATAGGTGGAGACGGCAGCAAGGGGCTTGGCTACGGCATTAAGAACTACGTTGACCTAATCATCCGGTCGGAGTCGGATGACAAGGAGGAGATACTGGACAGGCTCATTGACCCGCGCCTTGGCGCAGCCAAGTATCAGTCACAGAACGGGGCGAGTTCTATCATTGAAGACTTGGCAGACAATGGGCTGACGTTCAATCCTGCTCCCGGTTTGGACATTGAGGACGGCATTCAAGCCATTCAAAGCAAGATGGCATACAATCGTAAGGCCAAGATGGATAGCCTCAACCGACCACGCTTCTATGTTTCAGAGAATTGCCAGAACATCATCACTGCCCTTCAGGAATACACGGGGGACGGCGGAACAGATGAAGCATGGAAAGACCCGATAGACGTTATCCGCTATGCGTGCATTGACGGCATACGCTGGATGGATAAGACAATACAACAACCAAAACGAAGGAGCGGATACTAATGGCTAAAGTAAAAATCATCACGCTGGCCGACAGGCTGGGCAAGACAGTTAACGAGCTGCTTAAAATTAAAGCGGCCAAGCTAAAGGAGGGGCTGCACTACTCCGGTTATGGAAAGAACACCTACCTCACCGAAGAAGCCGTAGAGTTAATTGAGCTATCGCTTGAAGCCCCGCTTGCTGTTCCAAACAGAATTAGGGCAACGGTGTTGATGGAAGCCCGCAATCCACGATGGGTTTACGCAAAGCTAGAGGGGCATGAAGGCAAGGTGCCTGTTGCAATCCCTCGCAAACTCCGTGGTAAGCTGTTGGGCAAACGAATAAATGTTGACGCAATTACAGACTCATCCGGTGGAACTACCTATCGCCATGAAATGCTTGGAGATTGATATTACATTGGACCGTAAGTGGCAGGACGAACAGATTGATCGTCTGTTGGGTTTTGAAATTTTGCAACGAACACTTCACGCTGAATACCAACCGATTGAAGCTGCTGTCCTAGCGGACAAGGTAGCAATTGATAAGGGTGCAGCCTACCGCATCATTCGCGCTATTGGACAAAACCTAAATGGAAAACGATAATCAAGAAGCACTTATTTACGTTCAGGATAAGCCAAATGTTATGGCTATCCGCAATGCGTATGAACGCACTACCACTGACCTGAATTTCTATTTTGATCAGTGTGCTGACGCCTATGACAATCGGCGCAACTTGTGGGCAGGTAAGTCCGAGGATTTACGCAAGGGTGGAAGCGATGCCTTCCCGTGGAAGGGTGCATCCGATCAAGAGGCTCATGTTATTAACGAGCGCATCAATCGCTACGTGGCGATGTTCATGTCTTCACTTAACCGCGCTAACATTCGCGCCTATCCGGTTGAGTCTGGCGACATTGGCCGAGCCCGCGTTACAAGTGCTTTCCTAAAGTGGATGGTGGCTAGTTATATTCCTCAGTTCAAACGGCAAATGGAACTTGGGGCCAACTACCTCCTTGAGCGTGGCATCATGATTACCTATGTGGGCTGGCAGAAGGAAGACCGCATCTTCAAACAGAAACTCACACTAGATCAGCTTCAACAGGTTAGTCCCGATTTGGTTAAAGCCATCTTGGAGAAAAAGTCCGACGACCAATTGGTTGAGCTTTTGAAGGGTCAATTCAACGGAATGACTGACAAGAAAGCTAAGCGTGCTTTGAACGATTTGCGTAAGACTGGCAACGCTGAGTTTCCCATCATTCGGCGCAGCGTAGATTGCCCAATGGTTCAGGCTATCGCTCCTGATGGCGATGTTTTGTTTCCATCTTACACCACCGACCCACAGAAAGTTCCCTATTGCTTCTGGCGCGTGTTGATGAGTGCTCAGCAGCTCAAGAATAAAATTGCAACAGAGGGCTGGGATGAAAGCTGGGTTGATTATGTCATTGAAAATTGCGGCGAAGAAGGCGACCCAATCAACAACAATAACAACAACACCAATTTCACCTACAAATCTACGACGTATGACGCCAGTGAGTTGTTTGAGGTAATTTATTGCTACCAACGCCTAGTTGATGAGGACAACGCAGAGGGTATCTATTGCACCGTTTTCCATAGAAACGTAATTGGTAAGCAAAACGTAGAAGATTATGCAAAGCATGAGCTTCTGAACGGCTACGAAGACTACCCGTTTGTCGTAACAAAGATTAGCGAGGACAACAAACGTCTCTACGACCTTCAAAGTTTTGCTGATTTGCTCAAGGGCATCCAGTGGCAAACAAAGGTGGAGCGCGATAGCCGCACAGACCGCAACTCGCTTGCTACCCTTCCGTGGATTGAGCATCCAATGGGCTTCCCGCCTAGCGATATTCGTCCCGGTGGGCTCCTTCCCTATCGCCGCCAAGGGGAAATTCGTTACGGCCCAACGCCGCAATACAATCCCGGTTCGGTGGAGATGGAAAACACCCTGCTTACGCAAGCCGACAAGCTAATTGGTTTGGATGTTGGCAATCCATTGTCCACAATTCAACAGCAGTATTTCGTGGATAAGTTCCTGACTCACGTTAGGGACGTTCTGCGCCTGTCATACAAGTGCTATCAACGCTTTGGCCCAGATCAAGTGTTCTTCCGTGTAACAGGCGTTTCCGACCCGCAGAAGTTTAGCAAGGGCGACCCTAACGAGAACTTTGACATCATTATCAACTACGACGTTCTGCATAACGACCCAGACAACGTGGAGACACAGCTCGGTCAGTTTGTCCAGTTGATGCAGCTTGATAGAAATGGCCGCATTGACGTTGATGCCTTGCTTGAAATTAGCGGATCAGCCATCAATCCAGTCATTGCGGACGCTATCCTGCGGCCACGCGAGCAAGCTCAGGAGCAAGTGGTCAAACAGGTCACAGATGACTTGTCTAAGATTTACGCTGGCATTGAGGTGGGCGCACGGCCTAATGGTGCCCAAATCGCCATGCAGGTTCTTCAGCAATACAGCCAGCAGCCCGACGTTATGCAGCGTTTACAGCAGGATAAGGCA